ACCTGAAGGTATTATGGATTTTTTAATGGGTAAAGGTAAAGCAAAAGATACTAACATTGGTAAGGCTCCCAAAACTACAGCTGAGACTAAAAAGAAAAAATCTATGATTGATCCTAAACTTACAGAAGAAGAGAATATTAAAAGAATGATGGAAGAAAATAAAAAAGCTATAAAAAGATTTGAAGAAAAATTTGGAAAGAAAAAAGATAGAGAAGATTTTAGTGGTGGTGGTAGTGCAGGTTTACCTGCTGCTACAGGCGGACAATCCGTTTTTATTGGTCCAACTTTACCTGAAGAAGAAGACGAAGAAGAAGTTACCACACCAGAGCAAGAGCCAGAAATGGGAGGAAGAGATCCAATGGATTATATGTTGAATACAGGTTTTCAACCTATTTTTCCAATGCCACAAATGCAAAAAGTTCCAACAGAGGGTGGTGTTGGAGAGTTACGAGAATTTTTAAAAAGTCGAGGGGCACAAGAGTTAGGTGTTGGATTTAACTTCCCTACAAAGGGAGGTGGTATACTTGGTGTAGGCATGGCCCCGTCAGGAAATGTAGGCGCTACGTTCTTACAAAGATTTGAAGAAGGTGGTCCGGTTGATCCAGACAGAAGAACGTTTGTAAAAATTTTAGGAGGACTTGCATCTATTCCTATTCTTGGAAAGTTTGTGACACCTTTAAAACAAGCAGCACCTGTCGTGGCTGAGACAGCCAAAGAGGTTCCAGCTTATTTTTTTAAACTTGTAGATAAAATTAGAAGGCTAGGTGATGATGCACCAGGACTTACAAGTATCGAGAGAGAAAGTGGTAAGAGATATAAAAATTATGAAATGGTAGAAGATCAAACTACTGGAGATATTATTATCAAAAAACAAAAACAAGGCAGCACCATGGTAGGTGATGACATGGTTGAAGGAACAATGTCAGAAGAAGTGTTGGCTTACAGAACACCAAAGAATACCCCAGAGGGTAGACTGTCGGCAGACTACGAAGAGATTACAGTAAGACCAGATGCTGAAGGTAAGATGAAAGATATTGAAGATGGTTTAGATTCTATGAGTGAAATTCTAGAAGAAGTTGGAGAAGCTCAACTTAAAAAAGCAGGTGGTGGGCTAGCATACATGCTAGGAGAATAATGAAAATAAAACATTACAACGATGCAATCGATTGGCTCACTCGCCCTAAATTTAACGGCGGTGGCTCTGTAAAAAACAAAGAAGTCCTACCTAAAAGAAAACCAGAAGAAGAACTTAAGAAAAGAAAAAAGAAAAGATTTGAAAAACTTAAAGAGTATTTAGAAAACCCAGAAGAGGTAGAAGAAATGTTAGAGCTTCAAGAGAGAGGTAGAACTAATTATGGTGATGGTGGAATAACTTTAAATAAAAAAGGCCCGTATAAAGATTTCTATGCAATAACTTTATCAAGAAGAGGAAAAAAAGTAACACTTAGGGATAAAGACAAAAGTGTCTTAGAGCAGAAAGTAAAAGAGTTTGAGGCTACAAGACCTCCTACAGGAGGAGCTGCCGTTAAAACTAAAAGAAAAGTAGAAGGCGTTAGTGAAAAAAATTTAACGAGGTTAAGAGAAATTATTACTAATAAAGCAAAAGAAAGAAATTTGCCTGCACCTGACTTTGAAAAATATCCTGGTAGAGGATATCCATCTAATACACCAGGTAACACAATGGCAAAGGGTTTAATTAGAGGTATTAAAAAAACAGGAACAAGAGGAGGAAAAGATTTTAAAACTGTAGGGACTGGCACAGGTTCAAAAGCGCTAACTAATCCTTTAAGTAAACCTGAACAAAAATTATTACAATCAACTTTTACTGATGTTGATTTTGATTTTACTAAAAGTAGATTTGGAATTGATAGAAAAGTTAATCCTGAACTTTATAGACAAGCAGTTAATTTAGTTAAAGAAAATCCTAAACTCGTTTTTGGTTTTCAATTTATGAAACCAGAAAACTATTTATTGACTACATTTCAAAGAGCTAGATTACAACAGCTTGCAGATACAGGTGTTTCTGAATATGTTCCCATTTATAAAAATCAAAAAATAATTGGTTTTCAAGACAACACTAAAGCTGGTGGAGGTAAAAAATTTTATCACTCTGACTACAAAGGTGGCACATCAATTAAGGCACATCCTAATTTTAAAAAAGTGGCTAAGTATGTGGATATTGTGAAAGACACAAGAGGAGATCACATACCAGTGTTAAACAAGTTGTTTACAGACGCAGGTGAAAAAGTCCCTACATTTGATCAACTATTAAATGACTTGTTAGATTCTCCAAGTCGTGGTGGTCCAGGAAGTATATCAGCAGCGATAGAAAAACATCACACTAAAGGCGTTAAAACTTCACCAGCAGATTTACAATTATTAACAAGAGACAAAAATAAATTAGCTGCTCTGATTGAAGGCAGAGTTGACGCTGGTAAAATGGATCTTCAGACAGCGGGTAGAATTTTAAAACCAGAAGGCATACAGATTGAAAGAGGCGGTGTTAAGGTTGGAGCTCCAGATATCGCTCCAGAAAAACAAGTTGAAGATTTAAAAAAATTTGTAGAAAGAAAAACTTTAGAAAAATTTGCTGAAAGAAATGTAAAAAATGTTACACAACTAAACGCCAAGCTTCCAATAATATCTACCATGTACGATGTAGCAAAATCTATTCCTGGTGATGTAGGAAAAGCAAAATACTTATCAGCTGGTTTTAAAACTTTAGGTTTAGCTGTTGCCCCTTATGTTGCTTACACAACTTTTCAAGATCTTAAAGCGGGTAAAAATCTAGTTGAAGCACTAGAAAGAAATTTAATTGGTACAGATATTATAGGTGGCACAAAAGATATTTTAGCCATGACTCCAGAAGAAAGAGAAGCTAGAGCAAAAGTTAAACAAGAGCAAATCGCAGAATTAAATATAGATATGCCAACAGGTTTTGGTTTTATTGAAGCACCACCTGTACAAACAGATATGGCTTTAGAAGAAGCAAAACAAAAACTTGATGCCGCTGAACAAAGAGTTGCACAAGAAAGAGCCGAAAAAGAGGCTGGTATTGCAGCTGTGAGAAAACAAGCTTTTGATAAAGTAATAGATACTGCCACTGGTAAAAGCTACACAGACAGACCAACAGCTATGAAATTAGCCGGTGGTGGATTATTAAAGCAAGCAGGTAAACGATCTGGGCCGCCCCCTGAAAAGGGACCAGGAGGCTTGGCTTCGTTAGAAGACTATGCTAGAACAATGATGGAGTAATAAATGGCAGATATAGAAAAAGGACTCCCGACTGAAGTACGTACTGAGATTAAAGTCCCAGGCGAGGATATTGAAGTCAAAGAGGAGATTCAAGAAAAAGGACCAATAGAAGTTACACCCGAAGAAGACGGCGGTGCAACGATTGATTTTGAACCAGGTTCAATAAACATACCTGGCACAGAATCTCATTTTGACAATTTAGCAGATCTTTTACCTGATGATGTTTTAGGACCACTCGGTAGTGAACTAAAAGCAGATTACATGGACTACAAGATGTCCAGAAAAGATTGGGAGAAAAGTTACACAGATGGTCTTGACTTATTAGGTTTCAAATATGAAAATAGAACGGAACCGTTTCAAGGAGCTTCTGGTGCAACGCACCCTGTGTTGGCAGAAGCTGTTACACAGTTTCAAGCCACAGCATACAAAGAGTTATTACCAAGTGACGGTCCAGTAAGAACACAAGTTTTAGGAGATGCAACTCCACCAAAACAACAACAAGCTCAACGTGTAAAAGATTTCATGAACTATCAAATTATGGATCAGATGAAAGAGTATGAGCCAGAGTTTGATTCTATGTTGTTTCACTTACCTCTTGCAGGTTCTACATTTAAAAAAGTTTACTACGATGATTTACTAGGTAGAGCAGTTTCTAAATTTATTCCTGCTGATGATCTAATCGTGCCTTACACAGCAAACAGTTTAGAAGAAGCAGAGTCTATTATTCACGTTATAAAAATATCTGAAAACGATTTAAGAAAACAACAAGTTGGTGGTTTTTATTCTGATATAGATTTACCAAAGCCAGCTATTACAGTTAACGACGAAGTTTCTAAAAAAGAAAAAGAATTAGAAGGCACTAAAAAATCTGGAAAACAACAAACGATGTATACTCTTTTAGAGTGTCACGTGGATCTAGATTTAGAAGGCTTCGAAGATATTGGTGCGGACGGGGAACCGACTGGCATCAAGCTACCTTACATCGTAACAGTCGAGGAAGGTAGTCAAACAGTTCTTTCGATAAGAAGGAACTACGCGCCCAATGACCCAAGAAAACAAAGAGTCCAATACTTTGTCCACTTCAAATTTCTGCCAGGACTAGGATTCTATGGTTTCGGGTTAATACATATGATTGGCGGATTGAGTAGAACTGCAACAGTTGCTCTCCGCCAATTATTAGATGCAGGAACATTGTCTAATCTACCTGCAGGATTTAAACAAATAGGTGTAAGAGTTAGAGATGAAGCATCT